CTGCTTTGTTTTTATTTATGCGAGCAGTGCGTCTTTTTACTACGACATTTCCACATCTATATAAATAGTTCAGAAATCTTTCAGAGCGATCAAGGCCATTTACATTTTCAAACCATTTTCGATAGAATTTTTCTACATTTCTATTCGGATGAACCAGAGTAATTCCCTGAGAAGCGAAATCGCCCATCAGGTCAATAACGTTTCTGATAATGCCAACTTTATCATAAGCCTGCATACACATCTTGATAATACGTTTCTGCTGCTTAGGTACAGCTTCTCCGGGACGGAAAGCGGTATAGTCGCTGCGATAAAAAGAAGGTCTTACAGAGCGATTTGATTCAACATCAATGAATGTTCGGTTGTCATACGCAAAAGACTTCTGTATACCATCATAAGCATTAATGTTGTCCGATGCCTGCTCATATGCCTTGCTTCGTTCTTGGTCATCGCCCCATGTTAAGTATAGATCATCTGACATTTATATTGCTCTCCAATCAATGGTATTGTTAATTGTATTGTAAATGATTATACACACAATTAATAAATATCGCCTATATTTTCTGTAAACCATGATGGGCCATTGTAGAGCGGGCCGTCATCTTTCTTTTTTTGTGGTTCATTTCTGTTGGCAAAACCTCCATAATGATCGTATTCAGTAACTGACTGCTTAATACCATAATGTCTAGCACTCATGTTCGCCATAATTAAAGAAGAGTAGCGGTCTTTTCTAAGTCGGCTCTTTTTTCCCGCCGCCACCTTTATTTGAGGGGTATCCCATCGTTCTCTTCCTGTGGTTGTTTGGGTCATAATAATCATAGAAAGCTCATTCTTTAGTTCTTCTATTTCCATAACACAGTCTTCTAGCGTATCGTAAATTCTGCCTGTCCTATTATCTTCTTCTGCAGATAGCCCAAGACTAACCGCGTCAAAGGCAGGAAATAACACGAGCTTGTCTTCAAAGTCTTTTCTAAGTCCATGATTTGCTTCTGCTAACCAATCATACTTTGCAAACTGACACATCTTTAAAATATGTAGACCTTGTTCATTATCTGTATCTTTTGGTTTGTCCCAATCAATAACAGGCCATATCTTGAGCTCACCCTCTTGAACCTTGTCTTTGTCGTGTAAGGCTTCCATGACAGCTATACCACCGCCCTGAGCGTCTAGCGCAATCTCTACACAAGGAAAGACTCTCATTAGATTTCTAATCTTTCTAGCACAGTAAGAATAAAAATCGTCTTCGTCCACAAGGTGCGCCTTGAGTTGATCTCTATGTTGACTCCTGTTTGTAGTCCAGACATGAACAACCCTCCTGTGGGTCGCATTTAATTCTAAAACTACAATGCTGAAATTATCAACTTCTGATGCCGGGTCAACGCCAAATATGTATTTTTTCTCCGGGTTGCCTTTAAGCATTGATTCAAATTGTACTTCTTCGCCTTTTATTTTTAATCCGTTTTCTTCTGAAGCTATACAGTTTTCTATTAATGACCTCTTGAAGAAGCCCTGACTGTCCGTAGTGAAGCATGCTCCATATTCCATTTGAAAAATACCAGAGTGTATGGTAGCTCGCGCTCTTTCAATTTGCCCCTCGTCCATAAAGCCATCGGGCAAAGACGTAACAGGCATACGTATTACTGAATATTCATTCCAAGCAAAATCATCTGGAACATTCTGACCAAATACTTCTTGTAATTTAAACTTGTCACCCTTACTGTTTATAATTGAGCGATATCTCTTCCAATAATCTGCAAAGTGATTAAAGTCGTAGTATGCCGTACCAGATAAAATAATTTGGTTTGACTTCTCAACTACACCGGATTGTTGACTAGGGTCTTCGATTACAACACCTAATTCTTTTGCTTTTTTCTCTTGAGCTTTTTGTTTTACTTTTTCTATAGGTGAAGCTGCCACCGCAGCAAAACCAGCTACAACGTTTTCAAAAATATCTCTAGGGATAG